CGACTACCGGCGTATCGAAGCGTTCGCCGCCGAGTTCCTGCGGATGCCCAAGGGCACCGGCGCGGGCGAGCCCGTCCGGCTGCGCCGGTGGCAGCGCGAAATCGTCAAGACCTACTACCCGCCGACCGGCAAGCGGCCACGGCAAGGTGTGCTGTCGCTGCCACGCGGCAACGGCAAGAGCACGCTCGCGGCCGTGCTCGGCGTCTACGGGCTCCTGGCCGACGACGTGCTCTCGGCCGAGGTGCTGCTCGTCGCGTCCGACGAACGGCAAGCGCGGATCGTGTTCAATGCGGCCCGCCGGATGGTCGAGCTCGACGAGCGGCTGGCCGAGCAAGTGCAGATCTACTCCGACAAGCTCTACTGTCCGGCCACCGACTCGACCATGATGCCGCTACCGGCCGAGCCCGCCGCGCTCCAAGGTTGGACGCCGTCGCTCACGATCGTCGACGAGCTCCACGTCGTCACCGAGCCCGTCTGGCAAGCAATGGCGCTCGCCGCCGGTAAGCGGCCCGAGTCGCTGACCCTGGCCATCTCCACACCGGCCGACTCGCTCGACTCCGTGATGTGGCAGCTAGTGCAGTACGGCCGAGAACACCCCGAGGACAAGAGTTTCCGGCTGATCGAATACGCCGCGCCGGACGGCTGCGCGCTCGACGATTGGGACGCCATCAAGACGGCGAACCCGGCCCTAGATGACTTTCTGCACCGAGACGCCGTCGACGCGCAGATACGCACGACACGGGAAGCGGCATTGCGGCGCTTCCGATTCGGGCAATGGACCGGCACCGCTGACGCTTGGCTGCCGTGGGGACTCTGGGAATCGCGGCGCGGCGACGGGATGCCCGACGAGGACACCGACGTCGTGCTGGCATTCGACGGCTCGGCGTCCGGCGATTCGACGGCGCTCGTCGGCTGCACCGTCGAGCCCGTGCCGCACCTGTTCACCGTGGCGCTCTGGGAGGCACCCGGCGGCGACGACCGTTGGCGCGTCCCGCGTGGCGAAGTCTCGGCCATGATTGACGCCGCGCACGACCGTTGGCGCGTCATGGAATTGGCCGCCGACCCGTGGGGCTGGCGCTCCGAGCTAGAGGAATGGTCGAAACGGCACCGGACCGTCGTCGAGTGGAACACCGCGCACGCGGCCCGCATGGCACCGGCCACCGACCGGCTCTACGCCGCGCTGTCAGACGGCCGAGTCACCCACGACGGCGACGAGCGCCTGGCCGTGCATGTCGGCAACGCCGTGGCCAAACGGACACCTATGGGTGATCTGGTCAGCAAGGACAAGCGCGGCAGCAAGCGCAAGATTGACGGCTGCGTTGCCGCGATCGTCGCGCACGATCGTGCGGTGTGGCACCGCAACAACCCGGCGAAACGGCGGCGCGTCGTGGCGCACGCATAACGAGAGGACACACGATGGACGTGCTCGACGAAGGACTCAAAGCGATTGAGTCGCAACGATCGCGGTGCTATCGGCTGCGCCAGCACTGGCTCGGCGAAGCTCCGGCCGCCTACCTGTCGGCCGAAGCGCGCTCGTCGCTCGACAACCGGCTGGCGCGGCTGTCGGTCAACTTCCCGCGTCTCGTCGTGTCGAGCCACGCGAACCGGCTCGCGCTGGCCGGAATGAGCTACGACGACCAACCGGCTCCGGTATGGGCCGAGTTTCGCCGCGCCGGTGGCGAGCGGCTGGCATCCCTGATCCATTCCGACCGGCTGCTCTACGGCGCGGCATACCTGACCGTGTGGTCTGACGGCACCGAGCCGACGCTCACCGGCGACACACCGGCGAGCATGGCTGTCGGCCAGGATCCGGCCACCGGCGCAGTGCTCTACGCCGTGCGCCGGTGGTCGAGCTCGACGGCCGATCACGCCGCCGTGTTCCTGCCCGATCGTGTCGAGCTCTGGACCGCGAACACCGGCGCACCGGCGGCCAGCGGCAGCGCGTGGCGCAAGACGTCGACCGTCGACAACCCGCTCGACGTCGTGCCCGTCGTGCCGTTTGTCCGGATGCGCTCGCTCGGCGACGACCCAACCGGCGCAAGCATTCTCGACGACATCACCGATCTGACCGACGCCATCGCCAAGCTGCTATCTGACGCAATGGTCACGAGCGAGTTCTACGCACGGCCGCGCCGGTGGGCCACCGGGCTAGAGATTGAGGAACGGCCCGTCGTCGACGTCGACGGCCAGCCCAAGCTCGACGCCGACACCGGCGAACCGCTCTACGAAGTCGTCGACCCGTTTGCCAGCGGCCGCCACCTGCAAAGCGAGTCACCCGAAACGAAGTTTGGCCAGCTAGAAGCGTCCCGGCTCGACGGCTACGCCGACCTGATCGCCACGCTGACGCAGCAAGTCGGCTCGCTGACCGGACTGCCGCCGCACTATCTCGGATTGCACGGCGACCAACCGGCGAGCTCGGACGGCGTCAAAGCGGCCGAGACGCAGCTCGTCGTAGCCGCCTACGAGGCGCAGCGCGAGCTATCCGAGCCGTGGCGCGACGTCGCATGGATCCTGTCGGCCGTATCCACCGGCACCGCACCGGATCCCGCGCACCGGCGCGACTGGTCCGTGGCATGGCAGTCACCGGAGATCCGCACACCGGCGCAAGCGGCCGACGCCGCGCTCAAACACCGGCAAGTCGGCGTCCCGCTGCGCTATGTGCTGCGCTACCTGCTCGGCGACACCTACCCGCCGTCTGAGGTCGACGCGATCGCGGCCGCAGCGCGCACCGACGCGCTGATGGGCTCGCTCAACGGACGGGTCAGCGCGTGACGCTCTCCGACGACATGCACCGGCTGGCCGAGCGCACCGCCGCCACGCTCGCCGCGATTCACGCCGCATGGATGGCCGGTGATCTGACCGAGCCCGAAGCGACGGCCGCGCTCGCCGCCGCGCTGCTCGACGCCAATCAAGGCGGCCAGGTGCTCGCCGTCGCCGACTACACGGCCGAGCGGATCCGGCTCATAGGCGAGCCGCCAACCTTCGATTTCGACACCGAGCTCCGGCACTGGAATGACCTAGACCGGCTGACGACGGCCGTCACGACCGTCCTGGCCAACGAGCCCGCCGACCGTGTTCCCGTGCTCAAATTGCTTGCGCGGGGCGAGAATTACTCGGCCGTGCAAGCGCAGAGCGCCAACATCCGCGCCGCCGACCCACGGGCCCGCGGATGGATCCGAGGACTATCCGGCGACGGCTGCCAACTCTGCCAATGGTGGGCCCGCGGCGGCCGAGTCTGGCCGGTGTCGCACCGGATGCAAACACACACCGGCTGCGACTGCCGTCAGATCACCGTCTACGACCGCGCCGCAACACCGCTCCGCAGCCGCCAACCGGCATAACCCGAAGGACACGCCATGCCCGACGACCACACCGACGCCGACGCCGAGCTCGAGCCCGTTGTAGGAACCCCACAAGCCGGCGACCCCTCCCAATTGGAGGAACCCGACAAAACCGTCGACGCCGACGCCGAGCTCGACGGCCAGGAGCTCGACGCCGAAACTGACAACTACAGCGACGACGACGACGACTCGGAAACTGACGGCGCCTATCCGGCGCGCACCGTGCGGAAACTACGCAAGGACATTGCCCGCTACCGGACCCGAGCCCGCGAGCTCTCCGAGCAACTGTGGACGGCCCGAGTCGCCGCGCTCGGCGTGCTGGCCGACCCGACCGACATGCCCTACAACGGCGAATTGCTCGACGACGCCGACGCTCTGGCCGCCGCCGTCGCCGAGCTCGTCGAGCGCAAACCGCACCTACGATCGCGGCGCATCACCGGCCGAGTCGGCCAGGGCGAGCGCGGTCAAGACGACACGCCGAGCTTGAGCCAATTACTACGGCTCGGTGCCATGCCGTGATACACCGAAAACTACGCATTGCAGAGCGCCAGGAGCGCCGCAGAGCGTCCGGCCAGGTTGCCGCACTCCCAACACACCACCGAGCAGTAAAGGCGACCCAACCATGTCCCAGCCCGTAGCCGTCCCGCCGAGCAACCGCATTGCGAGCCACGGCATCGAACTGACCACCGAGCAGGTCTCGCGGATCCTCGTGCAGCCGTTGGAGCAGGCGAGCACGTTCCTGGCATCCGGTGTCCGGATCTTCGACACCACCGGCCCGCTGCGCTTCCCGTCCGCGCCGGACTTCGACCTCACCGCGACACCGTTCACCGGCGAGTCTCAACTGATCCCCGAAGCGGAAGCAACCTACGACGAGATCTCGCTGATGCCCTCGACCATGAAGTCGGTCAAGGTCATCACCCGATTCTCAAACGAGCTCGCCCGCGCCAGCGTCGTGTCGCTTGACTCGGTGCTGCAATCGCGGCTCGTCACCGAGGTAGCCGCCAAGCTCGACAAGCAGTTCTACGGCAGCACCGGCGACGGCATCACCGAGCCCAAGGGCATGTTTGGCTGGACCGGCACGTCATCCGCGCCAGTCGGCGGCGCGCTCGACCTCGACGCCGTGCTAGAGGCGCAAGGCGTGCTCCTGGCCGCCAACGCCAACGTCAACAACCTGCGGCTGTACCTCAACCCGGCGCAGTACATCGCGCTCCGGTCTGAAAAGGCCACGCCGGACGGCCGCTACCAATTGCAGCCGGACGCAACGGAATCGGCCGGTCTGCGGATCCTTGGGATGCCCGTGACGCTGTCGAGCTTCATTCCGACCGGCAGCGCCGCGATCGCCGACCCGTCTCAAATCGCCGTCGCCCGGGATGCCAGCCCGAGTATCAAGCTGCTGACCGAGCGTTACGCCGACTACGACGAGCAGGCCATCCGCGTCGTCTCGCGCTACGACGTCGCACCGCTCAATCCCAAAGCGGTGTGTCTGTTGACCGGCATCACTGCGCCCGCTGCATCTCCCCCAGCCGGGACGTAGGTGATAGCCGCCGCGCTGGCGCTCAACGCCGAGCCGGTGTCGGGCTGTCCCGGCAACGAGCGCCAGCGCGGCATCCCGACAACCGAAACGGAGTAGCACCGTGGCACCGACCTATCCGGACCGAAACGTCGTCGGCCGCAACCTCGTGCCGCAGCCAACGCTGCTCGGGCTGTCCGGCCCGAGTGTGTCGACCGGCTCGCCGGTGCTGCACCCGCTCAAACCGCAACCGCAGCCACCGGGCCCGATCGTCACCGCCTACAAAGAGCCGCCCGCCGACGCCGTCCCGATTCACTGGCGCGGCGGGCACTACCTCTGGTCTACCGGGCTCGCCGACTGGAATCTGTCGCTCACCTGGCAAGACACTTTCGGCTACGACCCTGACGCCGAGATTCAACTCACCGGGCCCGTGCATCCCGGCGACCGGCTCAAAATATGGATCAAGTTCACTCAAAACCTAGGCGGCCAACCGCCACCACCGGCTGACGCGCCACGATCGGGAACCCTGAAGGCGTACTACGACGGCCACGAATCGCACCCACTGTTTACGGTGCTGCTGTCCGACATTGCGCTCACGCCGACGAGCTGGCAAGACGTCTCGACCGAGGTCACCGCCGCCGACGTACCGGGCTACGCCGGTGAAAACGGTTGGAAACCAAAGCTACTGCTGACGCTGACCTCAACCGAACACCAACCGCTGCTCCAATTGGCTTACATCCGAGTCGATTACGCCGGATCCGACGTCGACACCTATTTCGACGGCAACACGGCCGCAGCGCCGCC